GCATTGGAAGAACGAGTAAGTGCAAACTTTGATGGAAGAGTAATCTGCTTAGACGAATTATTTGGTCTTCAAGGCAAAGATATAACAATATATCCTGGTGAACTTGTGACAATATTTGGGCCGACAGGTACTAATAAAACTACATTGGCACAAAATATAGCACTAGGATACGATGCCTATAATGACCTAATTAGAAGTGAATTACAAATTCCTACACTCTATTTATCATTAGAACTTACAGATTGGTATAGTCATAAAAGACATCTTCAAATAGTTAGTGGTATGAGTAAAAAGGAAATTGAGGAAAATCTAAAGGAAATGTATCAATTCCATAGAGAGAATATTTCTCATATTGCCATTAATACTGTAAGTCCAACGATAAAGAAGATTCGGGAAATGGTACAAAATGTACAACCCAGATGTGTAATTGTCGACTATATAGACCTTGTAGAGCCTCCTGGACACATACGAGGAGAATATGAGTCTATAAGATATATAAGTCATGCACTTTCAAATCTTGCAATTAATATGGATATTATTATTATCCAATTGTCTCAAACTAGTAGAGAATATTCAAGGAAGGAAGTACTTGATCTTTATGCTGGAAAGGGATCAGGGGCTATTGAAAATGCCTCAAGAAAGGTAATTGGTATCAGTGGAAATGCTCAAAGAAAAGATCGTAAGGTAGAAATGTTTAAGAATACTGATGGCGAACTCTTTGAAGTAGATTTAACATGGACACCAAGTTTTAGATTAATACGTCAAGATCGTGTTAATTTAGGAGAATCAATTACTACAAATAGAACAATACTTACATTGGAGCAGAAAGATGACAATAAGACAACAAACGTCGTATAATAAAATGACATCTAGTGAGCTTATTGGCGAGCATATTGACCTAATAAATGAAAAGATGATGCTAGAAAATGAGTTACTGCACAGAGATCAATTAAGTTCATCAGGTTTAGAAGAGACTGAATCTGAATATAAACATGTTGTTAATGAACTTACTATCTTACAGCAGACATTGAAAAAGAAAATGGATAATATTGATAAGTTTATGGTCAATCTAAATAAAAGGAAACATCTCATAGTTGGCGAAATAGAGGCACAGACTTTTGAGATGACACGCCTAAAGAAACGTAAGAATGCCATAAGTAGTACTCTTCAATATTTTAATGAACATCTTCTACCATCTATTATACATGAGATAGGTGATAAGAATGGAGTATTTGAAACCAATACCGCTAGATATAAACTGTACAACTCGTATGGACCAGTAAAGATAGATGAACAGTCACTTGGGGATGATTATAAACAAGTAAAGATGGTAGATTCTATCAACAAAACAAAGGCTAGAAAAGACGCCATTTACGCCCACAAAGCTGGTACACAATTCCCAGATGGGATATCTATATATCAAGTTGAAAAAGTTAGAAGATCATAATATGTTTAAAATATATATTTGGTCTGGTGGCTTTCAAATGTTTTTATTAAGATATTTTCATTTGGCAATGTTGTTTGATGTGGATGAACGTGGAGAATATTTCCAGGTAACATTAGGTATCTGGAAACCAACAATAACAATACAAATAGGAACAATTAACTATGACAAAAAAAACTCAAGGAGAACGAATCTTAAAAATACTTGAAAATGGTGACACATTAACTCCTATGTCAGCATCTACACAAGGTTTGGGAATAAGATTGGCTGCTCGCATATTTGATTTACGTCAAAAGGGTCATTCAATTGAGACACTTAGAGACAATACTTTAGGTGTAGCAAGATATAGGATGGTAAGATGAAATACATGAACCCATTCTATAGAAGTAATCGTAAGTTTTCACGAATATGGAGAACACTTAAACAGCTCCGTCATAGAATACAATTACTCGAAGAGGAGTTTTCTACATTACGTTCAAGAACTCCTAAGAAGTAATATAACTAAGAAACAGATAAAAAATCCAGTGGCGAGGGAAGGGAATTCTCAAAAAAGTATATGTGACCATGATCGCGAAAATCTTCGCCCGAAAGGCACAATACTTTAGAGACTAAGAGCTAGATAGTAACAATACTTGATGGTTATACGATAGCATGTAATTCCAGTTTTCGATACTCAGTTGTCCAAAGGGGTGGCTGACTAAAGTTAAGGGAAGTAGTTTAAGTACCTAAACTTATCCATGCTGGTTATGTTGGGTTATCTAATCATCAGACATTTTCCCTCTAGTAAGATCGCCTCTGTTTCTTATATAAATGAATAAAATCCTAAAAAAGGTATCAGGCATACATAGACGTGGATTCTTATATGAAGAAAAGGAGAAGGAAATGGAAAAATGTACGAATGTGTTAGACATAGTCCCAGATGATGTCGATGTAACTCCTCATCATAAATATAAATATGCTGGATCATATGATATTAATATTGATGGGATAGGTGGTGACTATTGGGAATGTACTGAATGTGGAAATATAGAGTTTGATGAACCAGATAATATATAAAAAGGTACTTTATCCAATACATAAGCAATTTTGGAAAAGAGCTAAGAAGAAACTTTCTCGTAAAATAACAGCACTGTACTCTAATCTTAAAAAAAGAAGTATGGCAATGGATATTAAATTTGATATAACAAGAAAAGAACTAGAGAAAATGTTTCTTGACAACTATGGGAAACAATGTGTATATTGCAGTAATATATTATCAATAAAGACAATTGCTTGCGATCACATCATTCCCATGGTAAAGGGTGGAGAAAGCACGGCAACCAACCTTAGGCTTGTATGTAAAACTTGCAATACACGAAAAGGCCCACTGGATGAAGAAGACTTCAAAAAAATTATAAAATGGATAAGTAGACAATCAGAAGAGGTAGAGGCATATCTCTTACGTAAACTAGCAAAGGGAGGAAAGTACTAATATGAAATTCTATAAAAAAGGATCTTCAGACAATAATTGGCTGGAAAGTAAATACGCAAGAAAGAGCCAAGCAGAACGAGATACTATAGTTTGGTACTTTACTAATCATCCCATATTCGGCAGCACTGAGTGGTTTGATAGTGACAAGGTATTGCATACACGAAATAGGGTAAATGGGAATAGACTATATAGCAACCCTACGAAAGCAATAGGTCGAAATGTAGAAAGAGTAGGAAGAGGCAGAAAGAATCGTAACAGTGTTCCATTTAGATGCAGCGATTGCAAAAAAGCTTGGCAAAAAGTGGATGAAACTTATAACAAGGGTATTAGTTACTTAGCAAAAAGTATATGGAAAAATATACCATTAGACGATAGGAGGTGTCCAAATTGTGAATAGAGTACCGAAGAGTAAGGGTTCAATAACCATACAATTAAGTATTGATGAGATAAAGAATATAATATTTAGCTTACAAAGCATAGCTACTCACAATATTGAAAGTAAGGAAATCTACAATGATAAATATGCTAGCTTAGTAAATGACCTATCAATTGGCTTGGCAGATTATTATAAAAGAGAAAAGGCTATCCATGAATGGGATAATGAACTTAAATCCGAAGGATAATTTCGTGAGACTATGCGACGCCTGTGATCGACCAGCAGAATACGAATATACTGACTGGGATGAAGAAGAACAAAGGACAATTACGATTGGATTTTGTTGCGAAACAAATCACGAAATATTCGATGAATTACGTCACCGGATTGAAACGGAAATACGAGACTTAGTAGATACGTTTGAAGGTAGGAAATCATACCCACAAAAACTACCTATTGACGAAGAGTCTCAGCATGGAATACCGGAAGACGACCAAATAGCAAAAGCTCACAAGTTTATCAAAAAGATAGGGCTAGATGACTATCCTTATGATGAAGAGTTCTAAGAGGTTAAAACTAAAGTGCCTAAAACAATAAACGCTCAGGTTAAGGTAAGAAGTAGTTGGCTGGTGGGTACTACCGAGTTTTAACCTAAATTTAGGAGAAAATAATGATAAGCTTTGAAGGAAAAACTGCGCAAAAATATTGCTCAAATTATCGTCGTGGTATATGTGAAGGTGTACACATAGAGACCCAAGCCATTAAGGGTTTCACCACTCCTGTCCTCCTATACATCGACGATAAGAAAGCTGGGAAGAAATGTACAACCATTGTAGAAAAATGTGGTTTTTACAAAAGTGTTGTTCTTCCCGGAGTGCCATAGATCCTCCATCTATACGGCAAGTAGGGCTCCCATGAAAATGGGAGTTCTACTATTTTTTTTCACTCTCTACAAAATATCTGCGATTATTCGACCTATTTACTATTAACAGAATGACCGTCAATAGCCCTAAAACGCCGTTTACGGGACTTTCTTGGTCAACCCTGTACATATACTAGTATAAATCATTTTAAAGCGAATTTTGGAAAATTTACCCCAAAATTGAAACTGGTTTTTAAGAAACTTTTCGGGAGCCCCAGTGGCTCGAAAACAGACTTTAATTGAGTTTTCATTCTTCCCTATACGGCTTTGTAGTCCTTGTCTTGCTTTTTCGCAAGCTAGAAGACCAATCCTTATTTTTTATCCTATCAATTTTTATTTGATCAATTCTGGGGTCTTTCGATCCCATCTTTAAATTATGTTCATAGGTACCCATTGAAATTCGTTCTCTCGCCATTTTTTTTAATGTCGATCTAGAAAATTTAGATTCTGCCGTAGCTTTACGTATTGCACTAGCCATATCCTTCGAATATTTCGGGCTCCTTACCATCTTGAGATATCTCCAAGCAACCTTCGCAGATTTTTTTAAAAAAATATTAGCAACCATCATTTCTCCTCTTTAGATTTTTAATAGCGCCTTCCTCCCAAGAAATTTAGCACCCTTGACACCGAGCTTTAACGCCAACCTACGTGCCTCTTTTAAATCATTTACTTTAAGTGCTGCAAGAAAGCGTGACCTTAATGATTTCCTTGCATAAGTCCTAACTTTCTTCATCTTACTAGCATTAGTACTCCTGGCTACATTAAAATGCTGGTTTCTCTGAACATGTGAACTTTTTAGCACATCATATTTATCGCTAACTAAGATGTCATGTAAAAATCCACCACGAGGGCCTTTCCACAACTTAATATTTACATTAGTTCCACCGACTAAATAATGAGGTTTATAGGCTGAGCTATAATTTAACACAAGCTCGCCATTCTTGCCGACACTAAAATTCTTCATAAATTTACTAACTTCTTTTTCTCTAGATCCAACATTGGCGTGCAATCTATTTACGCCTCTAAGACGAGTTCCCATTTGACCTATTCTATTTTCAGCTTGCCCTTTTACTGCATCCAGGTCATGTAAATCAACACCACTTCTCAATACTTTATCAGCCATCTTAAACATGTGATCTTTTCTGGCGGCCTTTATAAGCT